GGGTTCTTAATTAAAATTCACTTATATTATATATAAACGTTAACTAAGATCCCCATAGATACTATTCGGTGTGCGATCATTGCCTAATGTCTCAATCGCTGACCAATAAGACATCGTGGCAAGTGCGCAGACTTGTTTCGATATATTAAATTGATGTAGCTGGTTAAACATTTTGCTTTCGCATTCCTTTAATTAATTTCTTACTATAACAACTATTATACAGTCTATTTATTAGCCTGTCAACCTGTTTGTTAATTTATTTATCTTTTATTTTTGATACAGTGTAATATACACAGTTATTCGCCAATTATATCAATTCCAGTATCACCTAATTCACTTACTGCTTCAACTGCGGCTTTTTTCTTTGGTGCGCCCCAGAAGTTAGTTGTTGCTGTTTCACTTTGCACGCCTCTGGCTATTTGTTGTATTTGTCCGCCATTGGCTAAAAACTCTGCCATTACTTGTTCATAATCGTATTCATTCAAATCTGACATCTTATTTCCTTATGTTATATTACTGGTCCGGCGTGAGGGAATCGAACCCCCAACTAGGGAGTAGAAATCCCCTGTTATATCCATTTAACTAACACCGGAGTGTTTGGTGGGCCTTCCGTGAGTCGAACACGGCACATTCCGATTATGAGTCGGACGCTCTAACCAAACATGAGCTAAAGGCCCAAATAAATTATTGTCTTATTTGCTTGCCAACTTTAGTTAAGTATTCTACACCACAGGTACCTGCTTCAACATCTAGTAGTGCCTGCACAGTAGGAAGATTTTCATATTTAGGTTGCGCTGTAGTTGATCCTGCGTTACGTGCGGCAATAACACGTGTTTTTGCAATTTCGTGGCCACGTACACCCGCGGCTAAGATTAATTGGAATCGATTACCACCAAATACGGCATCACAGTTATCAATGTTGTATTTTTCAACTGACGCTATTTTTTTTGACATAGTATGTACTCAAGTTGTTATTAAAGTACTATAGTAACACAGAATTACCTAGATGTCAACGTTTTTCTCTTGATGTGTTGGATATTTCTCTCTGAGCTCGCGGTGTAGTTTCTGCACCCGGCGGCCTGAGTCCCAATGTTGGTGTTCCGTCTACTTGTTTACGTATTGCATCAGCAGTTGCTTTAGTAGTTTGCTTTTCTGCTTTAGCTGCGGCTTTTTCTGCCTTGGATCGTGCATTTGCACCAAATGTTGTTGGTACTATTTCCATCTGTGGGTAAGGTAAGCGTACATCAGCAATACTAGTTATATACGCTGTGCCAGCATGCAGACGCAATGTACTATCGGCTAATTCTTCAGCATTTTTAAAATAAACAGTATTAATTGGTTCAGTTGTTAAGTTAATGTATAGTACACCTTCGTCATCTTTCTTACTCATATAGTAATTAAAGCTAGCTTTGGCATACTCTTGCATGGCTACCCCAGTGTTGCCCAATTTGATAGCATCTGCAATGGCATCAACTGATGTTTTATTCGATGATGTGCCTCCAAATATCATAGCAATTACCTGTTTACACATAGCAACAAATTCAGTGTTGTCGCTTAATTGTTTTGCTATATCGCATGCAGCAGCAATACTTAATCCGCTCTTTGGTAATACAGTTGTAATCTCAGGATTTGCAGAAACATAAGCATTTAAATCACGTGCAGCACGTTCAAATCCTTCCGACGGGCGTACTTCTTGGTCAGTGAATCGACCTGCGCCACCGTCAGTTGTTTTTGCTTCAATCTTGCGACCATCAATCAACAAGTCGCCTTTGTCTGGTTTGTTAATATTTTTACTTAACACACTTAATCCAAACTCGCCCTTGCCTTGGCCTAATGCTTGTATACGCATAACATCGTTGACAAGTTCGCTGATAGCAGGGTTAGTAGAATAACTTGCGATAATATCAGCAAAGTTGTTTGAACCTTTGCTTAATAGTTTAGTACGATCAACAAGTCGATCTTCTCGCCATAATGTAAACAATTCTTCACGCTGAGCCGGTGTTGCATCCATACTTACTATGTATCTTGCTAGCATTTTTTGTGCCGCGGTAACAGTCGGATCATTAATACGAGCAAGCTCGCCGTTGATCATACCAACTCGTCCTCCTGCATTAACATGAGTTAGCAATTCTTCAATTTCACGTAATGCTCGTGCAGTTACATCATCATCTGGCAAATCTTTAATTTTGCCAGCAATAACTGATTTCATTGCTTCTAACTCATCTACTGTAGGTAGAGCAGTTTCAAATAAGGGTGTAATAAGGTCAATAAATTTGCGCATAGTGTATTTATGCTTGGCGTTCTATGTCGTCCTCGACGCAGATATCACCGTATTGTATTTCGATTATACGACAAGGCTTAGTATACGGGTTAGCCAGTTGATGCCACTGTTCTTCTGGTACACGATGAGTTGAATGTTTATTTAGATGCGGTGTTTGAATAGTAGTTGGATAAACACGACTATATTCGCCCACAGTTGCTTCACCATCTGCAATAAACCATAATTCAGATCTATTATAATGTTTCTGCATACTTAGGTGCTTGCCGGGATCGATGATTAATTCTTTCACTTTTAAGCCCAAAACGTCATGTAAAACGCGATAATAGCCCCATTCTCGCTCAGTTTTAGGCGCTTTCCATTCATCTAATATCCAACTACTACTATTGCGTTTTTCTTTGCCGCCAACGCCAAATACAAACTCAACATCTTTACACTGCATCTCAGGAATATTGTCTTGGGTTCTATCGCCACCATTGGCAAATATTATATGGCTGTTAGGATACATTAATTTTACATTATTAATTGCTTCAATAGCAGTGTTGTCATTGTCGTTAAACAATATACAGTGGTCAACCATCTTCAAATTTTCAATAATAGCAATACGCTCGGTACTAGGCATAAACGCACGGCCTTTCTTACGAGCTACCCACGCATCACTGTTTACTCCAACAACTAGTATATTGCCTAATTGTTTAGCAGCCTTAAAGTATTCTATATGTCCGCTGTGTAAGGGATCAAACCCGCCGGTTACTAATACAACACGATTAATCATATTTTTTCTTTGGTGGGCGCATAATGCCAATGGGTTTACCTAATTTAGTTTCTTTTTTAACTATTTTTGCTTGTTTAACAGTTTGTTTATCTGATGGAGTAGAAATATTAATAACACCATCGACTGTATGGGTTGCTTCTGCTGGAATTTCAGTCCACTGGCTTACATAATCAATAAAATAGTTTTCTTTATCTAACCACGGATATAATATATCCTCTTGACGTAGGTAACCGTATGAGTTAATAGAATTAACCACAGTAGAATTTAACAATCCTTTGTCAACCAAGTCAAGCCAGGTTGTTGTAGTTGCATCCATTGGTGCAATATCTGATTTGTATACCGCAATATGTATCCATGGGTCGTTAAATTCTTTAAGCATGTATGCATCTTTACAATCAAACCCGTTTACTGCCAACATATAAATTAAACTAGTTGGTGTAAAATTATAGAAACATCCACTATGTGTACGACTATAATACTTGTTATCAGCAACCCCACTATGTTGTGGTACACATAATATCAGCATGGCATCAACATTCATTTGTTCATTCCATACTTTTAATGTTTCAATTGGATTTGTGCTATATTGTAAACTATCGTGTGCCCACATCAAATCAGCCTGAACGGATACACTTCGGGTATTAAAGTCTTTTTGAAGTTTGTGTACGTTAATAAGATCGGGTACGTTTGAGAGTTTTATTTCATCGCGATCAACAGCAAAGCAGTTGTAGTTATACGGCACAGGCGGATCGTCGCGTGTTTCTAATGTTGCCCACCAAGTGATATCTTCTCCGGTGCCGCAACCCATATCTACAATTGTATGCAGACTGTCAAGGAAGCTATCGTACTCCCTAAGTTGATTTAGTACCTTAAGTGCATGTCTAGCCATTTTTTAATATCCTAAAAATAAAGTCTCTGCTGAAATTAGTGTATGCTTCTATAAATTTTGCAGTATAGTCAGCTTCGTCTATTATATTATTGCTTAATCTTGCATAACGTAGTTCTTGTGAATAATGCATAAGTTGACCCTTGCGATTCATATAATCTAATATGTCTAAATCATCGTTTGGGCCGATATGAGAGGAACAATATTTAATTTCCTCCCATTGCTCTAATAATTCATCTACTGGATTAATTGACTGTTGCATCTTCCATTCCTGCTGTACGCAGTCTAACAATATGTCCGATCATATATGATTTTGCTTCTAGCCCTTTCATGATGCCGAGCCACTTGTTGCGCAATAGTGCGACTTCGTTGATAATAGTTTCCATATCAATAACTTCAGCTTCGCCATCTACATATTTTTCAGCATCACGACTAGTTAGCGCACGTGCATAACCTTCAAGATACTTTTTATAGTGATCTTGGCGGATTTTACGAAGTTTGATGTTGAGAAAGTTCAACACCGCTTCAATCTCTTGTAACTGATTGAACCGTTGTTCCGTAACTCCAGGCAATGAGGCCAGGCCTTTTTCGATATTGCCAAATACCTTAACTTCACGTTTAGCTTGATCCAATTCGTTGCTATAGTAATCAATGAAGTCAGGTAAATTGCCAATATTTTGTACTACTTTGTTATACCACATTATTCATTGATCCAATTTATAAAATGTTTTGGGAATATTTCTAAACTTAAATTTCTACGTTTACTAAATTCATTAATATATATTTTAAGATTTGCACGTTGTTCTTGAGTAGGGTCAACAGCTAAAGTTGATTTAATTATAGAGTCAAATTTTTCATAGTTATACAATCCAATCAATTCTTTGCTTTTTTCGTCGAGCACATTAACAGAAAGATAGAGAGGATCCGAACAAATAGATAGTTCTTCACATTGTTCTCCGTATATTTCTAAAAAATTGCTAAATCCAAAGATAGTTAAGTTGCTAAGTACTGCGGCAAATTTATATGACACTCCACTTGATTTTATAATATGTAAATTATCTAAAAAGAATTGATATGTTTGGCCAAATCGATTAAATTCATATAACTGCTCTGTATTTTCTGCACTTATGACTATTGTAATACGATCCAATGGCAGTAACTCCAATAGATGTGCTAATCTTTTGCTACTTACACCCAATCCTGTATAAATGCTAATATGTCCAGTATAGTTAGCAAGTAATTCCGGAAGTTCATTGAATAGGAACGGCTCACCGCCGGTAATATTAATATAAGGTACATCTTTATATTTTAAAATTTCCGACATGATTAATTGATAATTTTTGTTACTATTAATAGTCGGTCGACTCAATTTTAAAATAATACGGTCCATCGAAGTTAAGACGGATCGAGTTTCATTCTCTATATACGGGCCATTGTTGTTTATGTCTCGCGCCCAGGCCGAACTACATTCTTTATTACAATAAGAACATGTTAAATTACAATCTGAATTTAAAATTATGTTGACTATTTCTGGTGTAGCTACAACATTTGTATGAGTCAGAGCAGTACTGCCCATTGTATTTCTGCGGCTAGGTAACCCCATTCGTTCGGGACCCCAGCAAACAGCTTCACAACTATCTACTGCTATGTTATCTAACATTAGTCGTCGTTCTTCTTGCAATATTGGCAAATTAAACAATTGATCAGGATTTTTCTCTAACCAACTAATATCAATTTTAGTGTGAGTAGCGGCGCAACACGAACTAATATATTGCTTTTCCGGACTAACCGACAACCATTGAAATTTTTGTGAGCAATAGTTATTCGTCGTCGTAGTCGTTATCGGATTCAGCTTCTTCACCTAAATATTCCTCCACAGCACGTCGAAGGTACGCATCAGTGCCGCCAAACTTTTTCAAATCTGCTTCTGTGATACTATGATCAGCAACCACATTAACCACATGATCTGCTACTGCTTGGCGATCTTTTTGCGAAATGTATTCTTTAGTAGTAAGCCACATTTCACTTAAAATTTCTACATCAATACTCATTTATGCTTCTTCCTCGTCAGTTGTTGTATCAGTACTTAGCGTGACTGCAACCTTGCCAAAATCATTCATAACTTTATCTAAGCAACCATCTTCGTTATGTTCCCACGCTTTACGGAATTGTTTGATTTCTTCACCAGCACTTGTAGTAAATTTAAGTCTGTTGCCGTCTTTAACTAACATACCAACTTTTTCAGCCAAGTCAGTCAATCCGCTGTACGGACTCATGCCAGTATCATATGGAATTTCAACTTGTACCGACTCAAACGGTTTAGCATATCTAGTCTTCATGATCTTACAAGCAGCTCGTATACCATTGACTGTTGTAGTTTTATTACCATCAGCGTCTGTTTTAAGTTTAAGTTTACGCATAGCTACTACGATACTTGAAGCGTAGATGAAGCCTTGTCCGCCACTGATTTTATCATCTGGGTCAAACATATCTTGGCTAGCGTATGTATGATTTGTACATACTAAGCCTACATTATAACTACCAAACATGTTAACACAGTTACGTACGAGTGATGTAAGTGCTTTAGGTTTACGACCCATATCACCTTTCATTTCGCCTGCTTCGAACTGATTTACGTCTGTTGGTGTCAGTAACATACCAAGCGAGTCAACTACAAATAATACTTTTGGTCTGCCTTCTTCTGGGAGAGTTTTGTATTCTTTCATGAATTCACTAATTGTTTTAGCAACGTCATCAATCATACACATGCTTAGTTTAAGTAACTTGCTTTCATCTGTATCTACACCAAGTGCTTTAAGCCAGTTTTCATCCAATGCGTTCTCACTATCTACAAGTACTACATAGATACCTTGATCTTGTGCATTTTTGATAACGTTGCCCGAACAGATATATGATTTACCTGCGCCAGATTCACCAGCGAATACTGTTACTTTACCTAGTGGGATACCTTTGTTGAAATCACTGCTAATTAGATAGTTAAGTGCATAGTTGCCTGTACTAATCCAATCTGTCGGATCGTTGAATCCAAATCCTAATCCATCAATGGACTTAGTTAAGGTCTTTCTAAATTTACTTACATCGAATGGTTTTGCCATTATTATTGCCTCTCAAATATTAATTTAATATTACCATTTATCAAATCGCTTGTACTAGTCTGTATTTCTTTAAAAGTACAAGTCAATCCTAATTCTACTAATTGTTCTATTTCTTTTATTATAAACTCTTCTTTACTTAATTTCAACCTATTATAGTACATATGGTGATCTGAAAAACTTAAAAATATTTTACCTTTATTGGATAACCAGGAGTATAAATTTGGTTTGTGGCCCGCTCTTGATGGTCCCGGAACAGTTAAAAATGTCGTTAAGCTAGAATGATATTTCAAACAAATTGGATTTATCATAATTAAACAATCTACCGAATTAGTTAAACTGTTAATTAATTCGTCTGTCAGATAATTCATGCCATCAACAGCTACCGGGCATTTTAGATTTTCTACTACAATAATATCAGAATTAAACTCTTTAAAAAATAGACCGCCGCTATTATAAACAATAGTAGTATTATCAACTTCTGACAGAATTTTAAAAGACCAATCATCAATTAATTTATGTTGCTTGTGTCTGTTAATTACATATTGATCCCATTTATGCAGACTTTGTTTCCACATTTTATAATTAGCAGTTCGCGATGCTTCTTTCTGTCTGCCTATCGAATTCTTAACTATTTCCATAAGAAATACCTAATATTAGGATGTACAAAAATAAAGTTTGCCCCTTCAACCAATTCATTATTGTTTATAATATTAATTGGATTATCTTCTACTATAGATAAATTTTCACTCCGGGTTGCATAAGAAAATTCTTTATCAAACAACTCTGATATACTTTGTTTATAAGAGTCTGGCAAGGTAGAATCAACTGTGATAGGAGTAATATAATAACTTAATAAGGCCACATATACTCCTAATTTAGATTTGTTGTAACTAGCTTTAATTAATTTTAAAATAGTAGGTAATGGTAACTTAGAGAATTCTATATCCGATATAATATAGATATCATCACCAAACTGTAATTTATTTTTTAAATTATTATGTGCCATTGATGTATTAGCGGTTGCATTTAACTTACTTAATACCGTACAAACATAATCATCAGCATATACCTCAGTCCATCCTTGATTTTGCTGTTGCAACAAATACCAATCTGATTGTCGTTTAATCAAACAGCTATTATCAATTGTAATATTGGCGGAAGTCATTTAAGTATTGCGGATTATTAATAAATTTATCAATATCTAAGATAATATCTGATTCTAATATATTATTTTCTACCCATTGTTTTATGTATTTTTGTATTATAATTGCATAGTGTTTTGAATCAACTCCATACTTATTATCAATTTTATTAATAAGTGTACTTATACGTTCATCAGGATGCGGATACAAATTGAATACTTTTTCTTTATAATATTTTACAATAGTATCTAAACTACCCATTGGATTTATACTAATTACTTTTATCGAGTTATCCAATTGTCTATAGTCAAAAGATTCAAATCGGTGAGAACCTATAATCCCATGCGTTGATAACCACGGAGCAATATCAACTTTGTAGATAGATTGTTGTTCTGCTAGTGTTTTACCATAAAAATCAGTATGCTTTAGGTTACTAGGATACTCTAATAGAGTCCTATTAGTCTGATCTTTAATATATGCAAGTCCGGAAAGTTGCGCAATAATAGTATCGCCGAGACTACCCGGGTAATAATTAACAATTATCATAAATTTAATAAAAAACAACGGGGAATCCCCGTTGTTTTTACATTAACTATTACACAGTTTTTTGACGATTGCGAATCATTGCTAGGATGTCTTCTGCACGTTGGCCGCCTGCTGCCGGAGTTGCAATAGGTGCTGTTGGAGCACTAACTGCTACTTCATCTGCTTCAAACGGAACGTCTGCTGCTACTGGAGCAGGAGCACTTTCAACATGCTCAGAAACAACTGCACGATCTGCTGGTTGCGCAGCTACATCATTTGATGTAGTAGCCGGAGCATTTGAAGTGTATGAACCGCGTGGTTTAAAGTACGCACCCCAACGTTCTTCATCATATGGTTGTCCGTCAACTGATGCTTCAAACATTTCCTTCATGATTTTAAGCTCTGCTTCGTTTGGTTTCTTAGGCAAGAAGTCAGCAAGGTTATACAAACCATGTTTCTCAATTGCTTCAGCTTCATCTACAGTTAATGCAGATTCTTTACGCGACCATTTTGAAGTACTATAGTCAGCATAACCACCTTTAGATGTTTTAGTTGCAGTAAAGTCTAAGCCACCTGCATAATCAGTTGGCAAGTTTTCTAACTCTGGGTCCATCAATGCTGATTTAACCAAGTTGAAAATTTGTGGACTGATGATGAAACGACGAATTGGATTTTCTGGTGTCTTATCATCTTTCAATGGGTTTTCACGTACAAACCCTTGGAATAGATACGATTTCTTTTTCCAGTACTTACGACCCATTTCTTCTAAACTTGGGTCTTTAAACCATGTACGCACTTCTGCTAAGATTGGGCATGATTCACCCCACATCTCAACGCATGGTACTTGTACTGTTGTTTTTTTACTGTCTGTTTGGCCTTTGATGCCAGCGAACTCTAAGTTGATCATATTACGTTCAACCCAGAAGAATGTGTTTTTTGGATCTGCATCTGGTAAGAAACGG